TCAGCACCCCACCCAGCCGCCCCCACTCCCGCCACCGATCGACCCGATCCCGCCCCGGATCGCGCTCGCCGCAATATCCGCCATCACCGCCAGCGCCGTGCTCTTCAGTTCCTCGAACCCGAACTTGCCCGTCCGCACCGCCCGCAGAAGCGCATTCTCCAGCCGCGCCCCGGCTCGCTCCAGCCCGTCCGCAAACGGCCCGTCCAACTCGCCCCGCATCACCGCCACGTCCCGCGCGAACGCGCCGGTATCGGCCCGCACGCTCACCGTAGCCGCTCGATTTCCTCATCCATCTTCAAATCCTCCCCGAGATTTCTCGGGGAGGGGGACCACCCGAAGGGTGGTGGAGGGGCGCGCCACAGGCGCGATTCTACCTCATCCGGAAACAGTCCCTTCAGCCGCTCCAGCTCGGCCACCGAAACCGCTCCCTCCCCCTCCCCGCACATCGCCCGCAACACGCAGCCCAGCTCCGCCGGGGTCGCCGCCCAGAACTCGTCCGGCCGCCATCCAAGCAGCGCCCCAGCCAGCCCGCCAGCCGCCCGGCCGCCTCGCTAAACACACCCTGCAATATCTGCCGGATCAGCGCCTTCAGCACCGGCGCGACCCCCACCAGCCCAGCTGCGCCACCGCCTCGCCAACCCGCTCCCGGGTCAGCTCTTCCGGCCGCTCCTCCAGGCAATGCCAGAACAGCCCGCCACCTCGCTCAACGTCAGCCGCCCCTCCGCCGCCCGCTCCACCAGCGCGAACAGGACCCCAACTCCCCCTCCGCCGCCACCAGCGCCGCAAAGCTCGGCCGAAGCACCAGCCGCTCGCCCCACAGACACAGCTCCGCCTCACCCTAACGGGGTTCGCCGCTCGATCGCTCATCAATCATCTCCGTAAGAAAGAAGAATGTCTCACGCGAAGGCGCGAAAAAGACGCCACCGGCCGCACCGCGGCCCTCAACAAATCTGGGAAGCCGCTGCGCGGGAAAAGCTTGTCGGTGCACGCCTTCGCGCCTTCGCGCCTTCGCGTGAGGTCATCTTCCCTATTCTTCTCCGCGCCTCCCCTCTTCTCCGCGCCTCCGCGTGAACCACTATTCTTCGCGCCTTTGCGCCTTCGCGTGAGAAAGCCTTCTTCAGACTGCCGCCACCGCGCCCGAACTCTCCAGGCTCAAAGTATAAGTCCGCTCCCCATTATAATCCCCGAATAGTCGAGCCGCGTCACCAGGAACCGCCCCCGCATCCGCTCCCCGCCTCGAAGCTCAGCTCATAATCGTCGATCACCCCGGCCAGCGCATTGCCCTTCAGCCGCCCCTCGGCCGCCGATCCGGTGAAGATCCCGCTCCCGCCACCGACACAGATCTGCTGCCCGCCCCGGACAGCAATTCGCGCCACCCGCCCGAATCCTTCGAAGTCACGTTCACCGCCTCGCCGTTCACCGACAGCTGCGTCGTCCGCAAACCCGCCACCGTCGCATAGACGACAGGCGCCGCTCCATTGCCCACCTTCAACAAGAAGGCGCTTCCCTTTTCCGCGCTCATGGCTCATTCTCCTTGGTCATTGCTGTCTGTCTGGGGAGTGCAGATTATGTTTGTTTCATCGATGCTTATCGGCACCGCCATGTTCGCCGCGCAGGGCGATCCGACCCGCGCCCCGCGCGAGGCTTTCACCGCCTGCCTCTCCGAATTCGTGCGCAGCAGCCTCAACACCGATCGCAAGACGGCCGAGCAGTTTAACGCCGCTCTGCCCCAGCAATGCCTCGACCAGGAGCGCGCCTACCGCGAGGCGATGATCCGCAAGGATGTCGCCGCCCGCATCAGCCAGGCCGAGGCCGAGGCCGCGGCCGCCGACGAAATCTCGTATGCGCGCGAGAATGCGCAGGGTAATTTCACCAACGCGCTCCCCGACTGATCCAACCCCGGAGCCTTCACTCCCGAAGCAGCCGCGCCCGATATTCGACGCTGCCCGCCCAGCCGGGCCCGGCCGTCCGGATCGCTCGCGACCGCACCATCGCCAGGCTGACGAGCCGCCACCCGGCTCCTCCCGATTGGCCGAGCGCCGGCCCGATCCCCGCCACCGACTGCCGCGCCCGTTCGATCAGCCCGCGCACCCGCCCCGGCTGCTCCCCGCCGCAGCCGATCCGCACCGCGATCCGCACCTCGGCGCCCTCGCCGCTCTTATGCCCCCAATCCGTCTCCGGCCCGATTTCCACCACCGCATAAGCGTCTGCCGACTGGATCGGCTCGCCGTCCGACACCTGGCTCAGCCCCGGCACGCGCCGAAGCGCCGCCATCACTGCCCCTGCAAGCGCCCCGCCCGCGCCCGTATCATCGCTCATCCTTGCTCTCCGCAACCAGCCACCTGATCTTGGCGTCGGTCGCCATCCGCGCCGTCAGCCCGCGCCCGGCAAGCACGACCCGCTCGCCTTCCTCGCTCACCGTCACTCCCGGCACCGTCGCCGCGCGCATCCGTTCCGCCAGCCGCCCCCGCCGAACCCGCGCACGCGAAGCCGCCGCGCGGGACGCGCGGTCGATCAGTCTTTCGAACATGTGTCAGCCTCCGGGGGGGGGGCGCCTCAGCCCGCGCAGCCGTTGCGCCGCGTCACTCTATGACGACGCAGACCGCCTGGTGGATTCTCAGGAAGGAATGGAAACGATATTTCAGGCCGCGTTCCTCGACCAGCTCGTTGAACGCCTTATGCTCGTGCTGCCGCCAGCCCGGATAATTGAAATATTCGTCGAACTGGATGACGCAGCCTGGGCCGATCCGGTCGGCAAGCGCATTCAGCACGAACCGGGTCGAGCTGTACAAGTCGCAGTCGATGTTCAGGAACGACACCGGCCCCGGATGCTGCTCCAGGAACCCCGGCAGCGTATCCTCGAACCAGCCCTTGATCAGCCCGACGTTGGCCGGGACCTCGGGAAGCTTCGGCTGCGCGAAATGGCCCTTGCCGTAACCCTCATACCAATCCTCCGGAAGCCCTTCGAAGGAATCGAAGCCGTAAACCTGTTTGGCATGCGCCGCGATCCGCCGGATGCTCCGGCCCGCCGCCACTCCGAATTCCAGGAACAGCCCGTCCGGATTGGCCAGCTTCACTCCATCCTCGATCATCTCGAGCGTGTCGGTGAAGGCCTTGGCCTTGATCAGATGCTCTTCGTAGAATTCGGCCGCTTCGAACGCCGCCTTCAAAAAGGCCGTGTCGATCACGTCGAAGCTTCCGCCGACCCTGGAAAGCGGAGCGACGCGGGCGGCAAAACGGTCGGTGAACCTCACCAATTGGCGGATCATGAGTGTCTCTCTTGCGGTGGAGCGCCTGACTAGGTTGCAGCCCCCGGCGACGCAACCGGTAGCAGCCCGCTCCTCACAGCCGCACTCGCCGCCACGGCCGCCACAGCGCCGTCACCGCCGCCGGCGGTCCTCCCTCGGCACCCCCGCTGCGATGCGCGTACAAATGCCCGGCCAGGCGCACGATCCCCTGCCGAAGCGCCTCCGGCACCTGATTGGCATCGACCGCCAGCCCCGCGCGATAGCTCACCTCGATCCGCTTCATCCCCCGCGGCAGCCGCACCCACCCGTCGCCCGCGGCGTCCACGTCGACCGCATAATCCTCGAGGGCCAGCACCGTCCGGCCCCCATCTTCCGCCAGCTGGGCAACCGCTTCGATCGCTTGCACCGGCGCCGCCGAGAGCCGAACCCAGCCACCGGTTCCGGCAAGCACCTCGCGCACCGGCCGGACCACCAGCGCCCGCCCGGTGAAGCTCTCGCACAGCTCGGCCGCGCTCCTCACCAGCCCGGCAAGCACCGCATCCTCCTCGCTCGCCGCGATCCGAAGGAAGGCCTTGGCCTCCGCAACGCTGACCGGAGGCGCCGGCGGATCCATCGCGACTACGCCCATCACCGCGGCTCCACGCGCAGCAGGATCGACCGTTCGTCATAGCGCCCGTCGGTCATCGTCACCCGGTTCGACACGCGGTAGATATGTCCGCTCACCCCGCCGGTCAGAGTCGCCGCCGTCCGCCCAAGGTCGAAGCTTGCCTCGTCGACTTCGATCCCGCCCGCCTCGGCAGGACTCACCGCCCACTGGCTTGCCGCGATCGCCTGGCCGTCGAGATAGCCGTCGGCCCAATCGATCGCATAATCGACCCGCGACTGCGGATCCTTGAGGTAATAGCTCATCGTCCCTCCCCGCGGCTCACGGCCGCAATGCTCTGCCCGGCCCGTCCGCAACCGCCCGCACCTGCCGCTGCTCCGCCTCTGCGATGCCGCCCGCCGTCCCACCCGGCCGCGGCCCCGCCTGCTCGCTCGCCGCCACCCGAAGCCCGGGCCCGCTCAGCGGCTGCGCCCCAATCGCCTGCCCGATCATGATCAGGCCACCCGCACCATCAGCACCGAACCATTGCGGTACATGCCGGCGATCGGCACTCCGCCCGCCGCCGCCGCCGCGTCATTCGCATAATTGCCCAGAGTGCCGTTGAGGCTGAGGCCCACCGAACCGCCGAAGATGAACTGGATCGGCAGCGCCGCCCCGTCGCCGCCGATCTGCAGAGTCCCGCTACTGTTCTTGAAAATGTGCCGGCTGGACGTGGCCAGGCTCGAGCTCGCATAGAATTCCATCACCGACGAAGTCGCCGTCCCCGACGGCGCGAACATCAGCACGAAGGCCCGGTTGCCCGCCGTCGGCGCAAGCCGCGCCTGGACGTAGCTCCCGCCGTCGGCCGCCTGGGTGAGGCCGACCACCGTCCCAACCGTCGCCCCCGCCGCGAACCTCTGAACGCCGCTCCAGCTGTTGACTCCGTCCAGCAGCGGCACCGCCGGCCCGGCCGTCCCGACATTGCTTCGCGCGGCCGACCCCAGGCCCAGCGTCGCCCGCTGCCCGGCAGAATCCGCCTCGCCGACCAGCGCCCGCCCGGCGGCCGAGAAATGTGTCAGCGCGGCCGCCCCGCCCCCGGTCCAATAAGCAACCTTGTCCGCCCCGGTCGAAAGCCCCGCCAGCGCCGCCAGATTCGCCCCCGCCGGCTGGTACTGGCCCGAATGGTCGTGTCCTGCAGCCGCATAGGCGCCGTCGTGGTCGTGGCCGACCGCGGCATAGACCCCATCATGGTCGTGCCCCGCCGCGGCATAATCCTCATCATGGTCATGCCCGGCCGAAGCATAAGCGCCGTCGTGATCATGCCCCGCCGCCGCCTTGCCGGCCAAAGCGGCCGCCAACCCCTCCACGTCGCCGATCCCGGTGACCGCCTCCTCCCGCGCCCGGAACCAGGCCGCGCCGACCGTCAGCGTCACCACCTTGAGGCCCGGCGAAAAATCGACCAGCGCCCCTCCCGCCGACGAGGCGTCCGGCACCCGAACCAGCGCCCCGCCGCTGCCGATCTCCCCCTCGCCCGCCTCCCATTCCTGCGGACGAGTCACCCCCGCGATCGCATAATGAAAGCGCACCCCCGCCGGCACCACGCCCGAGAACGCCCGATGCCCCGGCACCGCCCCGCCCAGCACAAAATCCCCCGCCCCGGCCGAGGAGGAAAACTCCCGAACCAGATCGGCAAAAACCATAGCCATAAAGAACCTCCCCCTCTCCCCTTGCGGGAGAGGGATACGAAGCCTTGGCAGCTCGCTGCCTAGGCGAAGTTGGGTGAGGGGGCGCGCTGCCGTCCGGCAGCGCAGAAGAAGTATTTCACGCGGAGGCGCGGAGGAAGAAAAGGGAGTCGCGGAGAAGAAGATAGGACGAGCGAAGCTCGTCAAGAATGCCGGCCGGTACCGAGCCACGCACCGCCGCTCGTCCCAAACCCCTCCTCCGCGCCTCCCCTTCTTCTCCGCGCCTCCGCGTGAACAAAAAATCAGGCGGCAAACCTCAGCAGCTTGATCGCCTCGGAATTCATCACCTGCCCCCCACCCGCCGCGTCGCATAGAAATGCACGAACGGCTTGTTGGTGAACGGATCGCGCAAAATCTGCGTCTCCGTCCGCTCCGCGATCAGATACCCCGCCTTGAAATTCCCGAACGCGATGGAGTGCGAATCCGCCGCCACGTCCGGCATGTCCTCGGCCTCGACTACCGGATAACCGAGCAAGGTGTCAGGCTGGTTCGCCACCAGCCCCGGCTGCCACAGGAACGCCCCGTCCTGCGTCTTGAACTTGCGGATCAGCGCCGCCGTCGCCGAGTTCATCACGAACACCGCGCCCTGGCGGTAGGGCGAGCGCAGCGCCTGGACCAGGTCGATCAGCCTGTCCTGCGGATTGCTCGCCGGGAATGCTCCCGCCGCTCCCGTCTTCAGGAACTGCAGCGTTCCGAACGCCCGCACCCCGTCCGGCTGGTCCGTCGCGGTCGCCGCCAGGAAGCCCCGCGGCTTGTTGGTGCCGTTGCCCGACACGAACGCCGCCCCCTCGGCCCGCGCGAACTCCCGCGCGATCTCGTCGGCCAGCCACGCCTCCACGTCGAACGCGGCATCATCGAGCATCGCCTGGCTCGCCGCCGGATTGGCGTAGAGATCGCCCGACGGCGGCGCGATCTCGTGGAAGGTCGGCGTGCTGGTCTCGTTCCGCGCGCCAGTCTCGCTCGCCCAGCCCGACGGCGTGCCGCCGCTCGTCACCAGCTTGCGGTAACCAGCCGACCCCACCTTCACCACCGTCGCGATCGCCCGGATCGGCGACACGGCCGACAGCGTCCGCTCGATCGCCGCGTCGATCTCCTCCGGCACCGCATAGCCGCCGGCGGCATCGGTCGCCCCCGACATCGCCTTCAGCTCGACGCCATGCTCCAGCCCGCGCCGCAAATAGCGCTCCACGAACGGCGAAGCCTCGCTCTTCGCCCCCGACAGCAACGGCCGCTCCCCTGCCGCCAGCCGAGCCTTCAGCCCGGCCACCTCGGCCCGAAGCCCCTCGACCTCGACATGCTCCCGCTCCAGCGCCTCGAACGACCCTTCCAGATTATCCACCACGTCCACCATCACTCTCTCTCCCGCTCCAAACACAAAAAAGGGGCGCCGAAGCACCCCGCAAATCCACCGTCATCCCGGCGAAAGCCGGGACCCAAGAACATCCGCTCATCATCGCCCGACCCCGCGCCCATCGCTCGTGGGCGCGGGGCTCAAAGTCTCAACACGACGATCCTATCTGGTACCGGCCTCCGCCCGCGCCCGCTCCAGCACCTCGCCCGCCCCATCCAGCCGGCGCAGCGTATCCAGGATCGTCGCCACCGAATTGCGGTAGAAGCCGGCGTCGATCCGCTCCACGTCGTCGCTGGCCTTGTGATAGTCGGGATGGTCGTCCACCCCGAAATAGACGAACGGTATCCCGGCCGCGTGAAACGGCCCCTGGTCGGAAAGCATCGTCCAGTCCTCGCCGCCCGTGCCCGGCTCGTCATGGCCCAGGCGAAGCGACACCGGCGCGCCCTGCGCCGCCGCCTCGACCACCGGCCGAAGCGCCGGGTGCCGGCCGGTCCCGACCGCCCAGAGCACGCCCTCCTTGCCCCGCGACACCATGTCCATGTTGACGTTGAGCAGGATCGATTCCTTCGCCACCGGCGGCGACGCGACGAACGCCTTGGACCCGTAAAGCCCGATCTCCTCGGCATCGAGCGCAACCGGGATCACGTCATGCTCGGGCGGGTTAGCCTTCAAATCCGCCGCAATCGCAAGCAGCGCCGCCACCCCAGACGCATTGTCGTCGGCCCCATTGTGGATCGCGCCCTCGCGCACTCCGACATGGTCGTAATGGGCCGTGACGACGATCGCCCGCCCGGCCCGTGAGCGCCCCGGCACCCTGGCCCAAAGATTGACCCCCTGCCGCGCCTCGCCGCGGTGGGTATATTCGAAGCCCTGCCGATGCGGCTCCAGCCCGATCCCGCGCAGCCGCCCCTCGATATAGGCCAGCGCCCGCGCCGCCCCTGGCGTGCCGGTCCCGCGCCCCTCCATCGCGTCGGCGGCAAGGGTCGCAAGGTCACACTGAAGCTGAGCGCCCGGCTGCGGAGTCCCCGCCGCCGCCATAGCCGCAGCCAGCATGGTCGAAATCATCCCCGCCATTATTCGTCCTTCTTCAAGTCGCTTGGCCCGACAAGCGCGCCTGCCTCCTTATGGCCAAGCGCATGAACCCGCGCCAGCGGCTGCATCGGAAAGGCCACCAGGCTGATCTCCACCAGCTCCAGCGCGGTCAGCTCGCGCGGTCCAGCGCCGCGAGCCCCGAGAACACGATAACCAAAGCTCAATCCGGTCACCGCCTCCTCGCGAAGCAGCCGCGCCGCCCGCTCGTCCGTCACCCGCCCGATCACCCGAAGCCCACGCCGGTCCTCGCGCACATATTCGACCCGCCCGATCGCCGACCCGGCCTGATGCTGCCAAAGCAGAGGCACCTCCCGCGGCACCCGCGCAAACGCTCCCCGCCGAACCACGTCCCCGCCCCGGTCCACCCGGTCGAACACCGCCGCATAGCCCGCGAACCTCATCGCCCCTCCCCCCTTGCGGGATCGGGGCGGCTCTTGGTCTTGCCCGGGGGACAAGACTGCCGCCCCGATGGGTTGGGGAGAGGGGTAGCGAGCCGTCTGGCTCGCAAAAGATTCTCTCTTCGGCCGCAGACGCGGCCGGTCCCCTCTCCCAACCCTCCCCCGCAAGGGGGGAGGGCGGACGCTTGGTGCACCTGTCTCATCCCCCCGCGATCCTCTCCAAGAGCCCCATCTTGACCGCCATCCCCGCCACCAGCACCGCCAGGCCGATCCGCACGAACCAGGTCACCACCGCCTGCCCGGCGCTCTTCTTGGCATCGCGCCACGCCTGCAGCAGCTCGCGAAGCTCATCCATGTCGCGCCGCGCCTTGGTGTCGGTCAGCCCGAGCAAGGCCAGCGCCCTTTGCGCCCCGACCTCGCTCGCCTCCTCGACCAGCGCCCGCATCGTCACCAGCGCCGCACCCTCCTGCGCCGCCTGCCGCATCAACTGCGCCAACATCGCCTCATCACTCATGATCTTTCTCCTTAGATCCTCCCCCAGCGGGGGAGGGGGACCGCCGAAGGCGGTGGAGGGGCGGCGGATGCAGTCCGCCGACTTCGTCGCCGGCCCCTCCGTCACGCAGCTTCGCCGCGCGCCACCTCCCCCGCTGGGGGAGGATCAGCGGCAAACCCCAACATCAGCCGTTTCTCCTCATTGGTGAGAAAGTCCGCCCCACTCACTTGGCGCCAAAGCTCCGACCGGTCCGCATGAAGCGCGCTCACCTGGTCGACATCCACCGCAAGCTTCAGCCCCGGCCACCACGCCCCGAGCCCCTCGGCCAGCCCGTCCAATATCTTTCCCGCCATCGGCAGCACCGTCAGCCGCCACAGGCTGCGCACCGCCTCCCGGTAATTGGCATAGGCATTGTCGCCCGGAAGCCCCGACCAGCATCGGCGGCACTCCGAAGGCCAGCGCGATCTCCCGCGCCGCCGCCGCCTTGATCTCCACGAAATCCATGTCGGCCGGCGACAGGCTCATCGCCTGCCACTTCAGCCGCCCTCCAGCAGCATCGGCCGCCCGGCATTGCCCGCGCCCGGCGAACTGCGCCTCCATCTCGGCCCTGAGCCGCTCGAACTGCGCGCTGCGCAGCACCGCTGCCGTCGCCCGGCTCATAGACCAAAGCCCCGCTCGGCCGCGCCGCATTGTCCAGAAGCGCCTTGTTCCACCGCGCCGCCGCATTGTGCACGCCCACCGCGCCCGCCGCCGCGCCCAGGCACCCAAGCCCATAATGATCGTCCAGCGGGTGCAGCGACCGCAGATGCACGATGGCGGGCCGCCCCAGCCCGTCCGCCGCCAGATAGCGCCGCTCCGCCGCCCCCGCCCTGTACAGATAGGCCGCCGGCCAACCCGCGCTGTCCGCCTCAACCTTCACCCGCTCCGGCCGAAGCGCAAACAACCCCGCCGGCATCGCCCCCGCATCCTGCGCCACCGCCACAAAGGCATTGCCATGAAGCAGCAAATGCGTCGCCACCGCCTCTAGAAGCGCCGAACCAAGAATCCTCCCCGGAACGGGGAGGGGGACCATCCGCGAAGCGGATGGTGGAGGGGCCGCGCCGCCTTCAGCGCATTGCTGGGTCGCATCCACAACCACCGACCCGACCGCCTCAGCCACCAGCCGGACGCACCTCTGAGCCACCGCATTGCCCAGATAGGCCTCCCGGACCTGCGCCTCATAGGACCGCGGCACCGCCTCACCCGGCACCCCCCCAAGGGCGCCCCACGCCCCGCGCAACAGGAAAGGCCGCGCCGGACCCTCGTCCCGCGCGGCCTTGCGACCGAACCATTTCATCTGCAAAACTCCCCGAATGCTCACTCTTCTCGCCGCCGCCGCGCTGGCCGCCCAGCCGCCCGCGTCACCCGCCCCGGCCGACACCGGCCAGCTGCTCGCCAACGGCTGGTATTATGACGAGATCGGCAACGGCTGCATGGCCGGCCGCGAAGTGGACGGCGCCCGCCTCATCATCCGTCTCACCCGCTGGAACGACATGTCGGACAGCCTGCTCTTCCACCGCCCGGGCCTCACCCCGCTTTGGTCGGAGGAAGGCTATTCCACCGGCCTTACCGAGGCGCAGGAGGCCGCCGATGCCGAGGCCGGCTACCATCTGACCGTCCAGATCGACGGCCGTCCGGTCGAGTCCGGCCCGATGAACGCCATGCTCATCGATCAGGACGTCCGCCCAGGCCCCACCTACCGTTTCAGCATCCGCCAGCACCCCTTCCTCCGCGCGCTCGCCACAGGCCGCACCCTCCAGCTCCTCCACCGCGGCCGCCTCCTCGCCACCTATCCGATCGCCGGAAGCGCCGACATGGCCGCCCGAATGACCCGCTGCATCGACCTCCCGCTCGCCCGCTAGCGAACGCTAAAGCCCCCGCACCATCGGCACCTTCTTCGGTGCCAGCATCAGCGCGTGCATCGCCCACACCATCGCGTCCGCCCGGTCCGGCGACCGCCCCGGCCCCTGGTACCCCGCCCCCGCGCTGATCGCGCACAATTCATCCTCAAGCTCCGGAAAAGCCCCCGCGAACCGCGCACGCCCCGCCTCGAACAAGGCCGCCACCGGTTCCGCCCGAGCCACCTTGCCGCGGGTCGCATGGACCAGCCGAAGCGGCAGCGCGCAGTCCGCGGCCCTCAGCACGCTCTCGACCATGTCACCGCCCTGGTTCGCCTCGGCCACCACCCGGTCCGCCCCATGAGCCGCCGCCGCCGCGGCCACAGCCCGCGCCCAGCCCTCAGGCGAAAGCCCGCTCACTGTATGGTCGCCAAGCACATAGCCGATCCCGTCCGCCCCAAGCCCGACCGCCACGATCCCGCAGGCATCGCCCCCGGCCTTGACCGGCGGATCCACCCCGATGACGACCCGGACGAAAAACTCCCGCTCATCTCGAGCGGAGCGTCGAGCGAAGTCTAGATGCGCAGTCGAGAGACACCGCTCCACCAGCTCCCTGGTCCAAAGCGCCCCCTCCACATCCTCGATCAGCTCGCCGTCCAGCTCCTGCCGCCCAAGCCTCGTGCCCCCGTAGCGCGCAGTCACCCCTTCGACGAACGCGCCCGGCAGATGCGGATTGTCCCGAGTCCGCCCCCCGGTCACCACCGTGTCCGGATCCTCCCGAAGCCGCTCCAGCAGCGCGATCGGCTTGGGCGTCGTCGTCACAACCACGCGCGGGTCCTCGCCCGCCCGCAGCGTCAGGATCAGATTATCCCACGTCTCGTCCGGCTTCTCCCATTTGGCCAATTCGTCGCACCAGGCGATATGGTGCTCGGGCCCGCGCAGCTTGTCGGGGTTGGCGCCCGAATAAGCGAAGGCCAGCGCTCCGTTCCCGAACTGCACCAGCCCCCTGGTCGGATAATAAAGCAATTCCTCCTCGGCCCGCGCGACCGCCATCAGCCCGCTTTCGCCGCGTACCATCACTGCCTCGACCTCGGCCGCCGTGGCCCCGATCAGCGCCACCCGCAAGCCCGGATTGAGCCGCGCCTGCACGCTCACCCATTCCGCCCCGGCCCGGGTCTTGCCGAACCCGCGACCGGCCATGATCAGCCACACCCGCCAGTCCTTGCGCGTCGGTTTCTGCCCGTCCAGCGCCCAACTGGCCCAGCTTTGGGCAACGGCCCGCAGTTGGGGGGCGCTCAGCGTCGCCAGAAACCGCGCCACGTCTTTCTCCTCCAGCCCCTGCAGGGCGGTGATCGCCGCCTGCAGCTCCGCCTCCTCTTCCTCCCGTGCGCTCATTCGGCCGCCCCCTGCCGCTTCTTCACGGCCCGGACCATCTTCATGATCTTGGCCGCCAGCTCGTCCTTGTCCGCGGCCCTCACGCGCCCGCCGATCGTCCGCCTGGGCGCCCCGCCGGCCACCCGCGCGTCCCCCATCCGCCGAACCTTCAGCAGCTCCAGCGCGAATTGCGGATCGGCCGCGGCCCGCTCCCGCGCCTCGCCGAGCGCAGCCTGATTGTCGGCCCCATGACCCTTCAGCACCTCCTTGGCGAAGCGGACCAGGCCCAGCTCGACATCGTCGAAATGGGCCGCCACCGCGTCGTCCCACGCCTCGGCGAAAGCCGGGTCGCGCTTGCGCAGCCGGTACAGGCTGCTCGCTGCCATGCCTGTCGCCGCAAGCGCTTCGCCGACGCAGCAGGTCGCCGCCAGCCGGTCCAGGAACAGCTGGCGCCGCTTCTCGGTCCACCCGTCCTTGCGCACCCGCCGCACCTGCACCCGCCCGCCCGGATGCCGCTCGATCGACCGAACCTCCCGCGCCTCGCCTTCAAGAGCCCCTTCCCCCGCACGTACCTCTCCCACCCGGCCCCCGCCGTCCGGCTTGCGTCCACCGCCCACGTCATGTGCTCCACCAAAGCCGCCGCAGCCCCCGCCCCGCCGGCACAAAAAACCCTCCCCAGGCGCGCCTGGAGAGGGACCATCCGCCAAAGCGGCCACAACCCGTCATTCCAGCGGAAGCTGGAATCTCACTTCCTCCGGCGCGCCCGTCGAGCACGCCGCCCCCCCGGACCCGATCACCCGCACCCAAAGCCCGTCATTCCAGCGAAAGCTGGAATCTCCCTTCTTCCCGGCTACGCCTCGACCATATGCTCCCACAGATCGCGCTAGGTCGGGTTCGCCGCCTCGATCAACTCGATCTTCCAGCGACGCTGCCACGTCTTCAAGAGCTTCTCCCGACGTATCGCGTCGTCGATCGTCTCATGCCCCTCGGCCAGAACGAGACGGGTAAGCTTGTACTTCCGGCAGAAGGCCGAGCCCTGACCGGCGCGGTGCTGCGCCACTCGAGCCGCAAGGTTGGAGGTGACGCCAACATAGAGCACGCCGCGGACATGGTTGGTCATGATATACGTCCAGCCGCCGCGCATGGCTGCAGGCTAGCAAACAGGCAGTGAGATTCCAGCTTTCGCTGGAATGACGTAGTCGGAAAACTTCATTCAAGCGCCATTCCAGCAAAAGCTGGATCTCACTTCCTATCCGGGGCCCCGCGAAGCGTCGCCCCTTCGAACCCAATCACCCCACCAAACCAGCCGTCATTCCAGCGAAAGCTGGAATCTCACTTCCTTCGGCTCACCCGGCGCGCGCCCCTTCCGACCCAATCACCCCCACCAAACCAGCCGCCATTCCAGCGAAAGCTGGATCTCACTCCCTATCCGGGGACCCGCGAAGCGTCGCCCCTTCGAACCCAATCACCCCACCAAACCAGCCGTCATTCCAGCGAAAGCTGGAATCTCACTTCCTTGGCATCAGCCGGAACCAGCAACCGGTCCGAACCCCTTGCGAATCACGCATTTGTCCAGCATGAGTACTTTGTGCCATATGAGCGTGACGCTGTCAAGCACAAATAACCCTTTTGGCACTTTTATTAGGTCATTCCAGCCCCCGCCCCAACCTATGGTGGCGACGGCCCCCCTCTATCATGCTAAGGCGCGAGCATCGCTGACCTTCCACGGGGCGTTCAGCGGCTGAGAGACGGTAGCGCTCCCGCCTGTTCAGGAGAGCGACATGCCCAGATACTTTTTCGATGTCGATGATGGCGACGCCACTCCAGATCGGGACGGGTCCGACCTGTGCGGCCTGACCGAAGCCAAGTGCGAAGCCGTCAAAATGGCCGGCCGCATCATCTGCGACCAGGCCGCCGGCTTCTGGGACCGCGCCGAATGGACCATGACTGTCTCGGACGAAACGAGGTTAACCCTGTTCACGCTCCACGTCGTCGGCATCGAATCCGCCGCCGGGTCCAAACCCTTTAAGATCTGA